TCTCTTCTCTTTTTTCCGCACGACCTATTTCTGCCTGATCCGCTTTAAACGCTTGTTGCCTATCTAGTAAACCACTCTCAAACGCTCGCTCTTCTTCTTTCGTTATTCTTTTTTGCTCCGCTTCCGCCTTCGCTAAAGCTTGCTCCGTCTTTCCACGCTCTGCCCCCACTTCTTGTAATGTCTTAGCACCAAAGAAGGCTGCTATTCCCCTTGCTAATGGGTGGGCATTTCTGTCGTTTGCTTGTTGTAGTAAGCTTTGTGCTAATGCTTCTCGTGTAGCTAACTCTGGTAATGGTACAGCACCAGCCACTTTCTTAGGCTGTGTTTTTAAAGCTTGTATTAAACCTCTATTCTCATCTTCAACAATATCAGGTTGTGCTATTGCTTGTTGAGGTTGATTTAATGCTTGTTGTTGCTGCCCTTGTTGTTTAGCTAAAAACTCACTAAGGAAGTTTCTTTCTCTAGTCATTAACAACCTCCATCTCTAAACCTAACTTGTTATAATAAACACCATAATAACCATTACCCATAACAGTTACTGCCTCTGGAGTTATTTCCATTACATCTTGAGCCATTACACCTCTATATCGTGTGTCATCGCCTTTATAGTTAAAGTCATATAACTTATAGCCGTTTTTATTACCAACCTGTTTGATGTTTTCTTTTAATCTATAATCTGAGCCTGCCGCTGCAGCTTGGCCAGCTGAACTTACTATATCTCCTATAAACTGAAGATTAGCCTGCCGCTGCCCCTCTTGGAAATTAGCAGTGCCTAATTGATTAGCAAATCCTTGATTAATTATACTAGCCACATCAACTGTTGGTGCATTGAATGGCTGGAAAGGAGCGGCAAAGCCACCCAATGCCCCTATTTCTCCGAACTGCTGCGCACGTTGTTGCTGTTCAAGATTTGATAATGCTAGTTGTTCGTTCACTTCCTGACCACGTAACGCTGCTGTTAAACTAGCTAATCTATTTTGTTCTACTCTACCAGCTTCAATCGCTCCAAATGCTAAATCTTGCTGCCTATCTCCAACACTCTGGTCAAATCTAGTTAATTCTTTTTGTGCCGCTTCACTTGATAATGGGATGCCTCTATCTGCTAAAGTTTGGATTAAATCTCTTCTTTCTTGCTCTATAATAGGGTCTAGCCTTCTTTGCCCCGCCTCAAAAGTTTCTTTCTCTATTCTTAACGCATCATCCGCAAAATCACCCAATAAAGGTGTTTGCAATCCTGACTCAATATCACTTGCTGTTCTAAATTCACCTAAATCTTGCCCTGTTAACTGCCCTAATAAATCAAGAGCTATACCCTCTGAGCCTTCCCTAAATGCCTTCTGGAAGTCTGATTCAGTTATCTTTACACCCTCTGCACCTTCACGTGGTATAAACTCACCACCTTCGCCAATAGTTCCAAACTCTAAAGTGCCTTGTGGTGTTATTTGAAATAACTGTGTTGCTTGTTTTTGCTGTTCAATTGTTGAACCAACATTAGGCGCTTGTGGTGCATCCGTACCACCGAAAAGGTCATCTACTATACCACTTACAGGGCTGAAAACATCACCCATCTACTAACCTCCCAATCTTCCCTTAATATGGAAAATTGCATTATATTTTCAATTCCTGCTGGCTTTCTTAGAATTCCTTCAAGGGTAAAACCAGCTACTTTTAGCAGTCTTACCGCTTGGCGATTGCTCGAATGAGTCACTGCGGTGAGCCTATTATAACACGAATCTTTGAAAAATAAAGATAAAATTAGCCTTATAGTTCTAAGTGGCTTCCAATCCGCCTCAAAAGAAGCTATAGACACGCTTGCTTCTAGTTCTTTAATATTATGCTGCTTATGCTCTAAGTAAGAATTAAAGGCCCACGCAACAACCGGCTTATTATTATCTATGACGCCATAACAGCGCAACTTCGTATAATCAATAGTACCTGGCAAAGCTTTATTAAGAAGCTCTCCCCAATACTGATTCGTATCTATATCATTCTCTGTACTTCTAATGATAGATTTGTTCCTAACCATTTAAACTGCGCCCCTCTTATACTAAATTGTATTACAGTTGATAATGCACGCCCTGAGCCTGCCGCACTGAATTTAACATTCCTAGCAGCCGAAGCGCCCGCCCATTGTGCCTCGTCCCATGTTGCAGTGTCCCAATCTGGGCCTATAGGCTCACTCGTTGCTGTATTTGTAACAGATTTATCAATATAATCGTATCCAATCTCCGCACCTAATGTAGATGAACCATCAAACAAATAAGTTATTGTTAAGTTTCTCACATTTTTAATATTTGATATACCAACTGTAGAATATGCTTGTTGAGCGATACAGTTTATATTGCTTCCATTGTCATCAAAACCATCATCACCCTTATAAACAACACCATCACCGCCAAAATATAAGCCATTATTAAAGCTTGAAAAAACAGTTGCGTCCCAACCATCAAAAAAACTAGGTGCTTGTGTTTGGAATACCGATATGTATTGAAAATAATTACTATCATCAACCACAGGTACATTAACAATTAACCACCCCTTATTATTGTAAATTGATAATTGCCAATCGTTATTTGAACCATACACATTAAATGCCTCTCGAATCGCACCACTTAATTTTGATGGTTTCAAAAGCACTGCTCCTGACTCACTAGAGGCGTTTATAGTATCACTTAGAGCTATAACATCTTGCCTAGTTAACACAATAATATCACCTGCAAACTCTATTGCTGAACGTTTATTAATCGGAGCTGGTATAAAGTACCTACCAACTAAAGCCCAATCCGCAGCTGTGCCAGGGTCACTACCTTGGTAAACAATAACCTCTCCAGTGTCTAATATAAAGCAAGCATAATCATCTGGCCCACTTCCACCATCTCTTGATATAGATTTCATTATTAATAAGTTACCACCAGTTTTTGAAACTTGATTTAGTGGAAATTTAGTAAAAGCACCTTGAATGGCGTTAGTTGCACCATAATAAAAATTACCTGTATCACTGTCCCATACATACATTCTAGATTTATGAACATTAATTGCATCTACATTTGATGGACCGTCTGTGTTTAAATCACCAGAATAAACAGCGTCTATTGAAGTCGTGCCGTTGTATATTTGCGGTGTATCTGCTCCATTTACCAAAACCATAGAGCCTGATAATTGCCCGCTTTCAAAATCTGTATTAGTAAAACCCGTCTTGACACTAGTTGCCGTTCCGCCACCAGTTCCAAGTGAATATAAAACCGTACCAGCGCCAACAACTAACTGTAATGTAGTAGTGGCCTTATACTCTGATAAATGGTTGACCGTTCCAGTCATTCCAGTTCCAAAACTTGTATAACCCTTTCTTGATATAATACCGTCTGGCTCTGATATTACATTTTTAAACTGCACAGCATCTTGCAAAGGCATAGCAGAGCGTGACTCTCTTGTATTTAATCCACCGCTCGGCACTGGTATTTCTACTTGTCTTGCTGTTCCCCCTAATTGCTGTACAACTGCTTCTCTCATTGTCCAATCCCCGTATCTGGTAAGTTAGGATTTCTAGTGTTAATATTATACTTAGGCCCGATAATTCTACTTGGCGTTTCAGCTGCCATTAAATCCTCTCTAGCATCTTCAAACTCCTTAAGCTCAACAGCTGCTGGCAATCCATCTCCTGCTTTAAGTTCGTATTTTAAACCTAATTCCATTAAGAACTCAGGGAATTTTACTAGGTCACTATCCTCTGTAAAAGCTGATTTACTTGTTGCCCCTGTTGAATCTGTTATCCATTGATTAGAAATATAATTAAATACAATTGTACTTCCGCTCTCATCAGGCGTTATTAAAATATTATTAGCTTGCTCCCTGTAATAGCGAATAATACCAACATTAGTAACAACTGAGCTTTTTAACACTTGCCATTCTTGTGGTGTTACTAAACCCATCTTGCGATAATTCGTTCTATCCCAATCGGTATCGTTTATATACCTTAGGAAATCATCATCTGTAAAAACATCGGAACGAGCATAAGAACCCGTCCCATCTGTTACAAAAGTTTCTTCTTTTTGCAGTACTTGCCAGTCGTGCATAGCATAAAGCTTTTTACCCACCTTATTAAGTAATGCTAAAGCCTTCTTAACGTATTTATCATCATTCCCCACTACTGTTTGAGGCTCTTCTCCTAGTAGTGTTTCGTTTGTTACGTTTTGTATTATTGTTAGTAGGCTCATTTTCGCCCTCCAATTCTAATTGTTTATTACCTTCTAGTAACTCAATCTTCTTTTCAAGTGCCTTAATAGTTTTTTCTAATTCTGAGGCGTAGCTTTCGCCTTTTATAAACTTCTCGGCTCTTTTTACTAAATCCCTACCTTCATATAAATTCTTTATAGCCTTCTCATGCAAACCAGCTAACTGCTCTATAGTTTCCACCTTTATAGCCCGTAAAGTAGAAGTTTGACCTGGTGTTATGCCTGGCAACATCTCAAGCGGTATTCCATTTTGCTTTGTTTCTTCACGATTTAAATAGTTATCATAATGAAACTTAAATCTTTCCCTATCCTTATCAGTCATAGGCCTTTCTGTTACTTGGTTTCTTTGGCCTGGTGCCATAATTGACACATATTCTATATCATCAAAAACTTGTTTATTCTCTTGCTCACTTTTAAACTTATTTAATTTCGCCTTCTTAAAAATCTTAACAGCTAACAACTTGTCGTGCTGCTCGTTCCAATCTCTCTTTCCATTATACATAATCCGCTCCTATTATTAAAGTAAGGGCAGGGACAAAACGCCCCCACCCCATTAGTTTAGTGTGGGAAATGACACATAATTATATTTGCACTTGCATCTATAGCAGTTGCACATATTGAGTCAGTTACCAACGCTGTTACGTCTAGCGTACCATCCGCTGCACCCGTAGGTGTTAGAGGGTCGCCATCAGCACCAGCTGTTAAAGCTATAGTTAGTGTTGCAAGTCCTGAAACTTGAACCCAACCATAAGTGCCATCAGTCAACGCTGCTTGTAATACACCAGCACCAACCTCATCACTATCTGATAAATCAGAAGTAACAATAGTACCAGTTGCATCACCAACGGCAACAGTTGCATAGTAAGCAACCTCACCAGCTACAGCAGCCACAGCCGCAGTTGCAGCCTCATACTTTACGTATTTGTAAACTTTACCTGTGTCTTGTTGTGCAAGCTCGCCAAGTTTAAAAGCTGGGCTTGAATCAATAACAGTTAAATCTACACCTATTTGATATCCCATGATATCCTCCTATTAATTAATTAATTAGTCTTACCTTAGTCCTTTAAAACTCCTTGCAAACTACGGTTTGAACAAGTCAAGTTACCCATAAATAGTATAGGCATAACCATAGCGTCCTGATTAATTGGCTTATCCATTTCACCCGGTGCAAAATTAGCTTGCTCATGGATATCAAAGAATAAATAATCAGTGTTCAAGAAATACATGTGATTAGCTGGTATATCGTTATCCAGGATAACTGGTACACCTAAGTAATCCAATGCTGCAAAACCACTAGAAGCCATCCTAGCAACAGAACCCTCACTAACGTTAATACGTTGAATAGTTTGAAGAGCTTGCTGATAGAAGTTGTAATAGTTTTGGTCACAAACAATAAGGTTAGGCTTATCAGTTCCACGAGTTAACTGATTATAAACCGTATTCATGTACTTAATGATGTTAGAAGCTGAAGCAGCTGCGCCACCATCTGTAGTCGCATCATAAGCAATGTTTCTCCAGAAAGTTTGCACAGAAGCGTCAATACCGCCAACCGTTCCAGTTGTAGGGTCATCAGCAACAATTAGCTGTAGTCCACCAATCTGTTTACCAGCACTACCTGTACCATCAGAATATAAGCCAGTGTTAATATTATTAGCCATAGTCATCATAGCAACTTTAGTTCTTGAAGTCACTAGGTCTATAATTTGCGACTCTCCGCTGTTTTGTCTGCGTTCAAGCCCTGAAATAGTTATATTTACGGCTGCTTGTTTCCAGTCATAGTTAGCTGAAGTTAGCGTATCACTTGCAGAAACATCTAAAGTTTCATAACCAGTATAATATTGGAATGTAGAGTTTTCTGCATACGCCAATTGACGCTGTATAGACTCACCACCTGATTTTAACTGAACACCACCTTTATCTTTTAATGCAGTTAGTAGTGCATTTTTATCGGTAACATTATCCGCAAAATCCCCTTGAAAATCTCTCAATGTACTTGAAAGAATTTCAGTAAAAGTACTATTTGGAATAACCATTTTTAATCCTCCGCTTTAAGCTGAGATATTAAGAACTAGCTTTATGCTCCCGCAACTTCTCCTTGAACCTATCTTCAAAGCTCATTTTTCTAGGAGGCTGGGTTGCTACCTTTTTATTAGTTACACCTCTTGCTGCTTTTTTAGCTTGCGCCACTGCCTTCTTATCAGCTTCCATATCCTGCCTTGACTGCGCCTTTTGCTTTTCTTCTAAAGCCAACTCTCGCACAGTTGGAGTCATGTTATAAGCCTCTTCAAGCGTTTTCGCTTTTCCTTTTTGCAACAATATACCCATCTCATCTTTTACTTCTTTAAAAAGAGGGTATTTAGGCTCACCACTATCATCAATTGCAAATTCAAAGTCCTTAATCTGCTTAGCAATATATGCATCTTCACTTGCTGCTGATTTTGTTTCGCTTTGCGTCTTGTTGTTTTTTAGGTCTGCTATTTCTTTTCGCATCTCAGCGATTGTTTTATCATAATCAACAATACTATCATCATCGTTAGTATTGCCAGTAATTAAGCTAGGGTCGACTTTATAAGCCTCCATTAGCTTCTTTATAGTATCAGCTGGATTTGTTATTAGACTTTGCTCAACATTTAATAACCTTCTAACATAAGTAGGCTCGTCAATGCCACGCTGTCTTAACGCTTCCTTAGCTCTCGTATCAAATACATCATCCCATATACTCACCTTCTTAGCGTATTCAGCACGCTCACCAGCTTTCTTGTGATAATCCTTTCGTAAGTTCTCATACCTTTCAATAAAAGCTTCCGCAGCTTCTTTTGTATCTGGATTCTCTAAGGCATCTTCGAACTTCTTTTTTTCTGATGCTGTCCATTCTTTAGGTATTAACTTAAACTCTTCTTCTTGCTCTTGAGGCTCTTCTTCTTTTACCTCTTCAGTAGCCTCTTCAACTACTTCTTCTTTCTCTTCTTCAACTTCCTCAGTAACAACTG